AAAACAAATCAGTAGGTATATTGATAATGCAGTCCATCGCCACCTAGAGGTACTTCTTTCTACCTCTGTCATACACAGGGCGGAGTACACATTAAGGCATCAACACCTATTGCCATTGCTGCTATAAAAGCAATTATTCCTGCAGCTATTAATGCTATTATCCACTTGTTCATTGCGTGTTCCTTAAATGTGTTTCTAGTTCCGTTTGCATTTCATTCAGTAATTCATTGGTATCTTTAATATCTTCCTGTAAATACTGTATTCTTAAATCTTGTTTGGCATCATCTGGTAATGCACCTAACTCACCTCTGGGCCATTTTACTCTGAACTCGGAGTTCATAGCCACACTATCTTGCATCCTAATAAC